CTTTATCATTAATGTCCCCTGTGTCGGACTTCCCGCCATGTTTTTTTATTTCTTCTAATATCGATAAATATTTATCATTACTCATCGCCGGTCACATCTTCAGTAAATTGAACATCATCTATACCCAAATTTGCAGTTTTATATTGCAACACCATTTTATCACATATCAAATCATAGAGATAGTTTTTTAGTCCATCAACTTCAGCTAGTTTTAATTCAAACTCCTTTGATAGAAATTTCACATCTTTACCATTGTAGTTTACAGTATACCACGCTCCACCTTGTTTGATCAAATTATGCTCTTTTAGCACTGTCAACCATCCACCGTAATTATCAATTCCTTTATCAAAGTACATATCATAATCTGCATGACGTAGTGGTGGGCCTAATCTATTTTTAATAACTTGAGCTCGACATTTCATTCCTAGTACGTTCTTCTTAGCGGTATCTTTAATTTGACCCATATTTTTTAATCTAAGTCTAGTAGATGCGTGGAATGGTAATGCTTTCAATTTTGTTATCGTATAATCATTTAAATTATACATCTTATAATTTCTCATAAGTTCGGACTATATCTTTACCAAAATTTTGAATTAATTTTAATACATTCTTCTCTGTTATATCAGATCCAAATATACGACATACGTTATATCCACATTCTTTTATTTCATTCAAACGAATATTATCTTTATCCCATACTGATTGAGCTGTTACTACTCTATTTCCTGGATATTTAATTAATTCATCTGAATCGTATTTCTTTGGATTTGCATGCCAATAATCACCATCCACTTCAAATACTAAATTGAAGTCTGGTAAATAAAAATCGACATAATATGCTTTTATTTTATCGTATTGATGTATATAGTTTATACCGCTATCTTCCAAAATACTTTTTACTTTTAATTCAATTTTAGTATTTCTAGAACCGCCAGGTATTTTATTTTTATATTTCCAATTCTGTAATCTTAGATCAGCTTCATCTTTTCCATATTTTTCAAACCACCTTTGCCAATTAGATTTTCCATAATGGTGATGAGCTGAACCTGTAATTGAACTCCACATTATACTTTCTGGATGATCGTTTACGTATTCTTTCATCACTTTACTGTGATTTTTTCTATATTCAGCACTTTGAACTGCTTTTTTTACAGCATCCTTTCTTTTCTGAGAATGTCTACTTATGTCGTTCATTTTACGGCAATGGTTTTTATTACCATCAGAATAAATCCATTTTGCAAATTTATCGAAATGTGCGTTGGAAATCATTTTTGAATTTGGAAATGATAACTTATATTCATCAGTTGTCATTTTATGTTTAGTTTTTAAATGTGTATTTGTGATTGATTTAAAATCTGTATTACACAATTCACACTTTATTAATTCACTATTTTGGTATTCAGCGCTCGTGTTATTTTCATCTTCGTTATACATTTTACTCTCCATTATATCTTTATACATATAAATATAATGAAATGGGAAAACTTTACCCAATTTTTGTATATTAGTTTGAAGATTACTCATATTAGTCTCTGAACCTTATTCTCATCACTGAGAGTCTTGGCTGCTGATTGTCCAATCCTACTTTTTTCAAACCGTCACGATTGTCATTACTAACTGCGTTGTGGTAAGTTAGGCTATCAGGAGTTTCCAGCAATTCACCGAATGTTTTATAGTGGAGGCAAAACATTACTTACGCAATACCACCACTCGTTGTGTTATGATTTACATATCCATTTGCAATATAATTTTCATTATCTTCTACGGATATATCAACAACATTTATTTCATCGTCCACTTTTTTAGCATCTGGATGATTTTTTAGATGCATGTAGCTATTATCACTACATTTTACTCTATGATTTCCTGTACCTTTTAAATCTCCCAATTTATAATGAGATTTAACTTTAGGTTTAACAAGAAAATCAAGAATTTGTTTATACTCAACATCACCATCATTATTGACTGATTCTACTTCCAATCCCATACCACTTAAATCTAATGATTCTGGATTATTGTAGTTCATATCAAATAATTCAGTAAGTTGAGCCATACTAACTGTTTTTTCTATCATTGGTATTCTCCTGTGTCATTTGTTGTAATTTATTATGATATTCACCAAAAAAAGGTGAATCTTCATCGTATCGTATCTTAATATTAGTTGTTTCAGGATCAACACACCATGGATCTCCAAAGGACACACCTAATTTCTGACGTAGTTGATTAGTAAACACTAAAGCTATTTTCTGCCGTCCTATCATTTGAGTAATCTTTCTTAACGCTTTTGAGATAATAATAGCCTTTGCTGTAGCCCAACCATCTTTATCAAAATCTGCTTCTAATTCTACTTTAGTAGTTGCTGCCGCTAACGAATCCACTAAAATTGTAACTAATCTATCTTTATCGGATTCTCTAACTTTAGTAACGATTTCTTCAATAGCACTAAATATATCTTCTACAGTTTCCAAATGTAGATAGAGCATATTAGACACATCTACCCCAATAGCTTCCAAAAACTGTTTGCTAACTGACGTTTCAGTATCCACATAAACTGCCACTCCACCCTTTTTCTGCGTTTCAGTTAGAATATGTGCTCCTAATAGAGATTTTCCACTGGATTCTAATCCAGTAATTTCAGTGATTCTACCTACTGCAATACCACCATCTTTCCGATTCGATATTGCTAAATCTAACATCGATGATCCTGTTGAGATAAAATCGCTAATATCTGTAGGTGTACTATCTGTTCCATCTAGAAAGTATGCAACTTTCATATCTTTAAATTGTTTATTTATATTATCAGCCAAGACATTAGCTAATTCGTCTCTTATAGACATGTAATTCTCCTATAACTAAAATGGGGGGTTATAAAACCCCCCATGACTATTGATTATTTATTGAACAAGTCGTCGAACGCTGCAGTTGCATCTGATGTAGTAGGTGTTGTTGAAGCAATACTTGATTTAGCATCACCAACTTCTTCCTTCTCATCACCACCAGATAACCAAGTCTGTAGAGCTTCAGCTAGATCGTCGTATGAAAGCTCTTGATAAACATCCATAATGTCCTTTTGATTCTCGATCAAATTCTCAAGAATAGCAACATCATCAGTGATTGGTGATTGGTTCGGTTTAACTCGAACTGATGTAGATGGAAAATTCTTTCCAGTTTCTTCTGCTGTTTTAAACTCAACGGCAATATCACGACCGTTAATAGGATCTGTAATATCACCGTAGTCTGGATCCGCCATCACACCAAGTAACTCTTGATATACTAGCTTACCAAAACCCCAAAACTTTACACCTTGAGCTTCCTCACCTCGAACTACCATCGGAGCAAAAGTTCTCATTTTAGCTTCTAACTTTTTACCAAGTTTCCAATCATCACGATTCCCTGAAGATTTTAGTTTATTAGCAAATTCTTCAATTGGGTCTGGACGGCCGAATGATGTTGGTGATAAATAAGTTTTCCCACCCAAATCATAATGAAAGAATAATTCAATAAACGGAATATCCTTACTATATTTATTTGGTACTATACGTATTTGAGTCTTTCCTGGTTGAGGTTTCCACAAGTTTGATGTTCTTGTATTGGTTGTTTGTAACTGATTGAGTCGTTTCCTAATTGCATCTAAGTCCATTAGTTAATCTCCTATATGTTTATTTGTTATTTTGTATTTTTTAGTTACTCCATGTAACCGCTTCTAATATATATATATACTAGTTTTTTTAAAACAATCGATTTATTTTCCGACGTTTACTATTTTATATAATTTTGTTGCAACTATATGCAATCCACCATCATTCGTTAAAAGTAAACTATTTGTGTACTTGCTCCAATCTAAAGGAAACGATTTATCTAACTCACCACCATTTGCACTTCTGATAGCTTCATTTAATGCATTAATGGTGTATAGCGTATTCGTTTGTTTTTTACGGTGTAGTGAAATAGTATCTGTAGTCTCTGCATAATGGTCTTTATCTTCTTCAATATTATAAGTACATATCATTTGATTAGAATCGTGTTTATTCGAAAATATGTATATTTTATCAAATATGATATCATGACATGCTATTATCAAATCGACTATATCGTCTACCTTATCTTCAGTAGTAAATGTGCAAAGGAGTTGAGTTTTCATACTTTATATTTTTATCTGAAATACTGCACCTTGAGTGCTAGCTTTTGATGTAAAACTAGGTGCAGCTGATATTGATACTTTACTTAAAATATTTTGTACATCCTTGTTTTGCACTACAGCCAACTTACCACTTCTATCTAATATTATAATCGTATCGAAACCTTCACCGTCCATATAATGTTGCATGTTAGCTGATAGTAAATTTGATTTAAATTTTCCATTAGTAGCTTTATCTTTCACAATTCCATCAGATCCCACTTGGTCTATAGCTTTCTTCAAAAACCCCAAAGCTTTTCCTTTAATGCCAACGTACATTTGTTCGAGTCCAACCTGCCATATTCGTTTGATATCCTTAGACGTTATGTTTCCCGAACTATTTTTTATCAAAAAACTACCAATTTTATCTATAGCCCAATTACCTTTAGTCATATTATACTCAGTTCCACCAGCTTTTGGGATTGCAATACTCTTAGCGTTTTTTGGATACTTCTTAGCGATGAGAGATTCTAACTCTTTCTGAAAAATACGACCAGCTGTCAATCCTTCTTGAAAACCGTGTTGCCCTCTAAGTCTACCACCAGAACCTTTAACTTCAACTGGCTTTCCATGTACTGTAATATCTCCTGCACCAGTAGCCATAGACCCTCCATCTAACAGTATAGCTAATGCAGCTTCCCCTGAACCTACTGCAGGTGACCCCACCCATTGATAATTAATCAACCACTTCAAAAAGTCTAAATTTATTCCAGTCGATTTTAATGCTGATTGTAATGTTTTTCCGTGAAGTGAGCTGATTTTTAAAGATCTATTGTCTATATAAGTTACGAACTTTTCGGGATTTGGAAAAGAAAATGCAGCGTCAGCTACCTCTACAGCATATTTCTTATCTATATTGACATCGCTGATTTTGTCTATTAATTTATAATATGCTACTTGATCGCGTTGCACTAAACTAAGCATTTGATCTATAATGTTTTGGTCGAAAATATTATTACTAGTTAAATAATTAATGATATTTTCTATATCTTTACTGCGAGCTTTTTGTATGGGTGATTTTTTATTAGGAGCTTTTGATGATTCTACAAATAAGTCTCTAGTTTGCAAAGTAGCCACCACTTCTTCAACTACGACAAGGTTCATTCCCATACCAGTCATTACTTTTCGTAAAACGTTAAGATGTACTTGATTATCAACATCTGGGGTTCCATCTAGTATTCTATAAGACCATTCGTTTAATATTTTATCTAAAATGTTCATATGTTTATTTCCCCAGGAAATGACTACTACCCATGAACGTTCCACCAACTTTAGTATATTTCAATACATCTTTTGATGTAAACTTGTTGCCATAATACATATAATCCCCTTTAACAGTTTTAGGTCCATTTTTACAACTTAAAGTTCCATCACCAGGTGCGAAGTTTCCGTTTATAATACTTGGAACTCCAGTTAAGTCTTTTATTTTAGGTTCAAATGCTACGTAATAATCATTCCCAACTGACGTAGGACCCCCAACCAATGATGTTAAAACGCGACTTGCGGCGTTGAATGATCCACCAACTTTACTAGTACATCCAGCTAACGTTTTATATGATCCAAATACATCCCAATCACCCGGTACCGATTTAGGTGAACCTTTCAATGATGTGATTGACTTATTATGTATACCAAATTTTCCTTTTACTTTAACATTAGATAACCCTTCAAGTGATGTTAAACTTTCACAGTATCTGATGTTTAGGGGGCCTTTTATAGTAGTAGGCATACCTTTAAGACTTTTCAGATTATTATTATCGATGATATTAACATGTCCAGCTGTTTTTGGACTTCCTTCTAAAGTCGTTAATTTATTACACCCATCTATTGTGTACTCTTTTGGGGCTGCACTCGGAAAATCTGGAATGTCAGTAAGTTTTCCTACATTCTTGTTAATCAGTACCAAGTTTCTTTTTTTCTTCCACTCTGCTGATGAAGGATTCCAGTAGATTGGCGTTTTAGCTTCATTCAGATTCTGAATTTGAATTTCTTCTCTAATAATTTGTCTCAATTGTGTTTTAGTTATTTTCATAGTTTTAGTTCTCCGTGATTTAGTTATTTTTATAATGATTTCTTTAAAGCTTTGATTAAAGCATTCATCATTCCATCGGTAACTTGTCCTTCAAGTTTTTCAAAGTCACCATCAGAAAGTCCAGAATCTTCGAAAGGAAACCCTTCCCATAAGAATTCTGTCAAATTATTATGAATATCGTTTGCCCATTGTTTTACAGACTTATTCTTTAATGGTACCGTACCTTCTTTCACTCGACGTTTAGAGTGTGATTTTGATAGTTCTTCTTTGATCATTTTTCTTAATTGTGTTTTAGTTATTTTCATAGTATTCTCTCCATATTATTATAATTAATCCCACGTGATATCTTCACTGGAAATTTACCTGATACTTCTATGATACGTCTAATGTTATTTATAAAATCACTACCATCAGATAAATCAACATCAAATAAAAAAGCATCATAATTATATAATACTAATTTACTTCTATAATTATCTAATATAGGAATAAGTTTACTTAACGTCAACATATTTTGTTCAGTTTCTAAATTCTGAATAATATAATTAAATAATTTATTCTTATTCATGTCAGTTAAATTGTCTTTAAATATCTTCTTACTATAAATATAAGATTTTATAAAATCTGACCCTTTTTGGTCGATCCATAGTTGTGCTATATAGTCGTTAACTTTTCCAAAAAATGGTATCTCTTTGGCGATTTTATTAGGAATTCCTCCATAAAGATACTTGAAAGACATTACTTTACTCTCATCATAACTAACGCCGTAATGTGCTCCCAAATATTCATGAACAGATCCTTCTGGAAAATCATATCCTACAACATCAGCTATCAATCTCAAATGGTATGCGTCATAATCCATCTCAACTAACACTCCATCCTTCCCAAATCTACTAATAAATTGTTCACGAGTTCCGTCTTTTTTTATTTAAAGCTGCATAATTAACTCCACCGAACCTGTTGGAAGGTCTGCCTGTTGATGTGTATGGGTTGTATTCGGTATATTTCATTCCGTTGATTGTGTATATACCATTCTTTTCTATATATGATAGCACGTCAATTACATCGTTATTATATGATGTATGTACTGGTAATGTAGTATACCGTTCTAACCTATCAACTAGTTTTCTACAATATTCGAGATGTTTTAATATTGGAATAATTTTATTTACATTACCCACATTATAATACTTATAATTAAAGTACTTATGGGCTTGTGTGGTTATATCCTCAACTTCTAACGGTTGATTGTACATTATATAATGTTGTAGGTTTACA